GAATTTTATTCACTGAATATGGTAAGAAATTGCTTAAAGATTTATTATCTATCTTTGAGCTTGAGGGGACAAGAATATGAGAACTATAACCACACATTTTGAATATGCTTTTAGGTATGCAATTCAGAAAAAAACAAACTGGCATTTAGGAGTGCCAGTTGAAACAAGGCTTAATTTTGTTATTTGGAAATACATGTATATAGATAATCCATGTGGGTTTACTTATGAACAGGTTAATTCGGTAATTGAACAAAACCTTGAAAGAAGCATTGCTCAATTTAAAGGTAAATGTATTGAGCAAGTAGAATTACATTACCTTGGGAAAGATATTCAAGAACACTTAGATGCAACAGGTCAGAGTTTCGATGAGTATTTGGATGAGGCTTTATTATGAGTAGAGATGATTGGTTCGTAGCAATAGTATTCACAGCCCTTATGGTGCTGGTTGGTTTAAATATTGATAAATTGATGGTGATATAAATAACAAAATGCTATAGTCTACACAAAGAGGTGGACTATGGCGAAATATGAAACAAAACAATTTGGCGGTACTAAGTACAATGCCAGACGTGAAATAGCCGAACAAAATAGATTACGACAATCTTTTGAGCGTAAACTAACATTACTTCTAGTAACAGAATTTGCAAAAATTGGTGATATTGCAAGGCGCGAATATACTGAGCGCAGGTCAATCGAGTTATCAGGAAACCTCATTGAGGGAAGACTAATAAAAATATTAGAGCCACATTATCGTGCTGTTATTGAAGAATTTGGCCTTAGAATGTTAAGACAGCAAAAGCAAGATAGTCAATTTGAGGTTTTAATTAGAGACTATATGCGTATTTTTGGCCTTATGGCTGTTAAGAGAATTTCGGACACAACTAGAAAAAAGCTTGTTGAAGTAATGCTCATGGCAGATGCGGAAGCAATGGGTGTGGGATTTGTTGCAGATGCAATTTATCAGTCTACAAGGGGGCAGTACACACAATTAAGATCAGCAACTATATCGAGAACTGAAACTCATAACGCCGCAAGTTATGCTAACCACAGTGTCGCAAAATCTTTAAATTTACCTGATCTACAAAAACAGTGGGTTTCTGTATCTGATGATAGAACCAGAAGTAATCATGCACAGATGAACGGAAAAATTGTACCTATGGACGATGACTTTGAAGTTCCTAGCGATTTTGGTTCAAGGTTAATGTCTAGGCCAGCTGACCCAAGAGGCGGCGCGGCAAATGTGATAAACTGTAGATGCGTATTATTATATATTACACCAGAAGATAGTGTGTTTGATGAAAGGGATTAACAAACGATTTAAAATACTCTATACTTGTGCTATACATGTTTCTAAGTTTTAGTCAGTGTGATTTAAAGCAATACAAATAATAAACGAAAATATCAGATGATATATAAGTTTAAATGAAAGTAAGAGGTCAGAGTATGGATGACGCAAACCAAATTGACCAAGAGATAACACCCTCTGGTCTTGAAACTAAATTTGAAGATGGTCGCGTTGATGTATCTTTTGAAATTAAGGCACAAGATAACGAAGAAAATGAAGGTGAGTTTTCTGGTTATGGGTCTATTTTTGGTAATAAAGACTTAGGTGGCGATATTATTGAAAAAGGTGCGTTTGCAAAATCAATCGGACGCAAAGGCGCAAAGGCCGTTAAATTATTATATCAACACAAGTCAGACGAGCCTATTGGCGTATTCGATGAAATAACAGAAGATGATCGTGGCTTAAAGGTCAAAGGTCGGCTCGCTATGGGTACACAGAGAGGCCGTGAGGTGCATGAGCTTATGAAGATGGGCGCACTTGATGGATTATCTATAGGATACCGTGTAGAGCCTAAATATGTCGATTATGACGAGAAGGGCAAAACTCGTAGACTTAAATCAGTCGATTTGATGGAAATTTCTGCTGTTACTTTTCCAATGAACCCACGCGCAAGGGTTCAAGCGGTTAAAGGCACAGATCGCTCCATTCGTGAATGGGAAACTTTTCTTCGGGATGAAGGAAACCTATCACGCAATGAAGCAAAGGCGGCGGCAAATGCCGTTTCCAAGGCACTTGAACAGCGGGATGCTGTAAAAGAGGAAACGCCTAAAGTCCTTGAGGCTCTAAACAGCCTTACCAACATCCTTAAAACTTAAACGGAAAGGGTCTACCAAATGGAAGATCAAGTAAAAACAGCCGTAGAAGCGATGTCAGGTGCTTTTGAAGAATTTAAAAAAGTAAATGATGATCGTTTGGCACAAATTGAAGCTAAAGGTTCTGCCGAAGGCGAAACAGAAGCTAAACTTGCTCGTATCGAAGCCGATATGGACAAATTTGAAGACATTAATCAGTCTTTAACACAGCAAAAAAAGCACTCTGAGGGTTTCGAAGCAAAATTAAATGAAATCGAAACTATGCTAAAGCGTCCAGCAAATATGATGGAAGCTAAAGAAGTTGATATATCCCTAAAAGCTTGGGACAACTTCATGCGTAAGGGTGAGCAAAACATGGCACCAGAAGAAGTGAAAGCTTTAACTGTTGGCACTGCGGCTACTGCTGGTAATCTAGCACCAGCTGAGTATGTAAATGAGTTTATCAAGGTTATTACTGTGATTTCTCCTGTACGTTCTGTTGCTCGTGTTCGTCAAACTTCAAATAAAGAAATTGAAGTTCCTAGCAAAACTGCAACATTTGCGGCGGCTTGGACTGCTGAAACTGGTACTCGTGCAGAGACAACTGGTTACACAACTTCTTTGAATACTATCCCAACACATGAATTATACGCGAGAGTGGATATTTCTGGTATGTTACTTGAAGATAGTGTTTTCAATCTTGAAGCTGAAATGAACCAAGAATTTGCTGAACAGTTTGCAAAAGCAGAAGGCGCGGCGTTCATTGCTGGTAACGGCACAAACAAACCAACAGGTATTGCTGATGGAAATACAGTAGCACACACAGCTACTGGTGCGGCGACAGCGGCTATCACAACAGATAACCTAATGGATTTGGTACATGATCTTAAAACAGATTATGCAAACAATGCTACATTCATGCTTAATCGTTCAACACTAGGTGCAATCCGTAAATTGAAAGATACTGCTGGTCAGTACATCTTCCAAACTGGTTTCTCTGGTCAATCTGGCTTGCCAAACACAATCTTAGGTTCACCATATCTTGAGTGTCCTGATGTTGCTGATGCGGCTTCTGGTGCAAAATCAGTATTCTTCGGTGACTTCCGTCGCGGATATATGATTGTTGATCGTGTAGCTTTATCAGTTCTTCGTGACCCATACTCACAAGCACAAGTTGGTAACGTCCGCTATCTAGCTCGTCGCCGTGTTGGTGGTGAAGTTGTATTGGCAGAAGCAATGCGCGTACTTAAGCACGCTACATCATAATAATGGTCGGGGGGTTAACGCCCCCCAACTTTCAATAAGGGAGTACCCAAATGAAAATTAGTATGAGTAAATCGCAAATTGGAATTACCAGAGAAGATGGTGCTGAGACAGGTACATTCGAAATTGGTAAAGAATATAAGTCACAAGGTAAGTGGCAAGAACAAATTTTTAAAAGCTTCGTGGATATGGGCGTAGCTATTGAGATAGGCGGCAACGCTAATCCAACAGAAACAAAAGCCGTTAGAGCTAGAACTGCATCTGGAAAGTTAAAGGGTGATGACCCATCTACTCCTGATGTAAATGAAGCTTGGGTAGGCGGTAAACCACCAAAAAACGCAAAAAAGCGTAAAGATACATAGAACGGAGATAGGCTTATGAGTGGATTAAAGATTATTGCAGGTCCATCAGTAACACCAGTAAGCCGCACTGAGGCTCGTAATCACTTGAGCCTAGATGAAGATATAGACGACAGCCAAGTTCGCAGTTATTTACAGGCGGCGATTGATTGGGCAGAAAATTATACAGGCAGATTTTTCATAAATCGCACTTGCCAAATGATGTTAGATGGCGCTAGAGAAATTGACGATATTTTATGGGAAGGCATGAGAACTGGTTATTCAACTACTAGTTATGTTGATCATATAGAATTAGCCGCAACACCAGTAGTTTCAGTAGAGAGTATAAAATATTATAATGATAGCGATGTTCAAAGCACTTGGAGCGCTACAAATTACTATGTAGATACTTACTCTGAGCAGCAAGGGTAGTATTAAGG